ACAGATGGACTTCGTATCGTTGCCGGCCGTGGTGATGAGGAAATACAGCGGCTGCATACGGGCATCGCCGGAGCCTTTGGTCATGACATCAAAGAGCTTGCGGTTCGGCTGCGTGTGCAGTTCATCGAATACCACACCGTGAGTGTTGAAACCGTGCTTGTTGCCGACATCGGCGGAGAGCACCTGGTAGATACTGCCCGTTGGCTGATAAATGAGCCGTTTCTGGGAATCCAATATCTTGACCCTCTTGGAAAGAGCCGGACACATCCGCACCATGTCGGCCGCCACATTGAAAACGATGGATGCTTGCTGACGGTCGGCGGCACAGCCGTAGACCTCGGCGCGTTCCTCTCCGTCACCGCAGGTGAGCAGAAGTGCCACCGCAGCGGCAAGTTCGGACTTGCCCTGCTTTTTCGGAATCTCGATGTATGCCGTGTTGAATTGCCGGTAGCCGTTGGGCTTGAGGACACCGAAAATGTCCCGGATAATTTGCTCCTGCCAGTCAATAAGCTCGAAGGGCTTTCTCGCCCAGGTGCCTTTGGTGTGACGCAGACTTTCGATGAACATGACGGCATAATCCGCAGCGTCCGTATCATAGTGGGAAGTTTTCTCCATGAACCTTGTGGGCTTATATGTTTTCAGTTTTCTCGTAGAGACCACCTCCGAGGTATAAAAATAGCCGCCACCGAAATCGGTGCGACCTTCCGTACAACGAGCAGCAGCCCCTTTCGGAGCCGTTGCTTTGAAATTTCGGTTTTTTACCAGTTCTCGCTGTGGAGCAGAAGCTCCAGCGCAAGCTGCGTGTTCTCATCGGTGGGCTCAATGTCCCAACCTCTGTCGTAGTTGCAGACGATGTATCCGTTGCGCTTTAACATGAGCTTGGAAATGCGTCCGCCCTCGATGCCCCACTCGGAGCCATTGTCGTACTGCTTCATCCAGTAGTGAAAAACCTCGCCGTTAACTCTGATGCTGCCTTCTTTCCACATGATCGTGTACCTCCGTTTGTTTTGTTGTGAGTGTATATTACCGTCATGTTCGGGATATATCCAGTCATTTTGGAGGCATATAGTACACGATCATTCGGAGTAAAAACTGTGTATATTACAGCGGTTCTCCCGTGAGGATGAAATGCACATACTCGCCTCGGTGTTCTTCGAGGAATACCACCAGTTCGTAAAATCGCATCTCATTGGCAATGTACTGCACCATCGGCACATCAAACATATTCGAGCATCCGGTCTTGCGGACGGCAAGAATCTGCTCTCGGATTTTCTCATTCATGGTCGCACCTCCGGCAGATATCCTCGCCGTAAGCCACGCTCAGCCCACTGCCGTTATCCCAGGCAACCATGATGCTGCCGATATCGTCGACCCCACGAACAGTGCCTTTCGTGCCGACAGGCGGTGCCTGGGGATCGTCCATCCGAACAAGCTCCACACGACTGCCGACCGGATATTCCTTACGGATGCGTTCGACTATTTCCTTACTCGGAAATCTCATGCTGCGCACCTCCGTTCCTGAATGCCGAGGAGCCGGACAGGTTCTTCAGCAGTATCTTTCGTGCGGCCTTGTATTCCGCACCGATGAAGCCGAGCCGCAGGAGAAAGCAGCGAAATGCGTACTTCTCATTTTCAATCGGTTTTTCGGAAGAATTGACACGGCTTTGATTTCGTGCCATTTCGCACAGCTTGCAGATAAAGGTGTCATAGGCTTTCATCGCGTCCGGGGTTGGAGTCGCCGGGAACCAAGGGAAGGATACCTTCGTGTCCGTGATTTCCAGTGGCAGGTCATTCACGCCGAGGGCTTTCTTGATAAGGCTGCCCTTGGCGGCAATGAGTGCCTTGAGGTTTTCAAGATTGCTGTCTGTGAACAGGCCCTTCGGCATGGAAATGCAGACGGCACAAGGCTCGTCCTCGGCATCGGTGTGGCTCTGGTCAATATCGAAGCCCTCATCGTAGATATGCTCAAGCAATCTTTCAATGACCTCGCTGTCGGCACGGTCATCAAAGGAAAGGCTGCCGTTTCGGTCGATGGTGAAGTAATCCACCTCATAGTTGAATGTGGGCGCACCGCAGTACTTTGCGGGGACACCGAGCCAGTTGGAGATGGTCTGTACCAGCCGCTTGCGCTCTGCACCATTCACATGAAAATTCAGTTCCATTCAGAATCCCTCAACCCAAGCAAAAATAATACCGCGTCGGAAAACCCGGCACGGTAATAGTAGTTCATTGTCTCGCCGTCTATCACAGAGTAGGCATTTTCGCAATCGGTCAGCAGGATGCGCTGTTCGGCAGAGAGCGTATTTCTCAGCTTGTTGGCACACACGGACAGCCGCTCGATGGCATCGGACAATGATTCGTTCGGTCTGCTGCCGCAATCATTGATGCGCTCCAGTATAAAGGCATCCACGGCAGTTTTCATTGCTTCGTTTTTCATAGTAGCACTCCTTTCGTTTGGCGTACTACATATATTGCTCAGATTTCGTTGAATAGCAAGTCCTATCTGCCGGAAATGCTACATTCTACGATGTGAACAAGACATCGGCTTCATTTGCACTCCCGATTGGGTACAAAGATTTTGACTGGGACACCCATCTTTTTACAGTTGTCGATCACGAATTTCGTACCGTGGGATGTTCCGTCCCAGAAAGCCAATACAAGGTCTGCATTCTGGATGATCGTAATATTCCGCTTGAGGGGTGCGGAGCGGCCGAACTTCTCATATTCCGGGAGAAATTTCGTCAGTTTGATCCCGTGTGTCTGCGCATAGCTCCTTGCACAGCTGTCAACACCTCTCGCACCGCCGGAAACGATCTCCGTTACATTGTCCGGCAGATATTTCCCGAGGTCATCCACCATAAGCCCTCTTGAACCGATTACAGCAACACGCATTTTCAATTCGCCCCCCAAAATTTATTGCAGATATACCGTATATCCATTTGGAACATTGTAGCACATGATGGGCATAAAATAAACATAAAATATGTTTATGGAGAGGTGACCGTATGGCTATCAAGAGCGTTTCAATACGCATAGAGGAAGAAATGCTTGAAAAACTCGGCTTTGTTGCCGATTATGAAGGTCGTTCCGTGAACAGCCACATCCTTGTGCTGATTCGTGAGAACATCAAAAAGTTTGAAGAGCAGAACGGCGAGATCAACGGGAGCATCCGACCGGATGTCAATGTGAAGCCCACCAGGAAAAACTGATGAGATCGAGGAGCGGTCAAACCGCTGCCTCGATTTTTTCTGCCCACACGATCCCACAGAGCACGAACCATACGCACGGGAGTGCCACGCCGTTGCCCCACATCTTATATTCCGCACTGTCGGAATACGGGTCTTTCAGCCACTTTGCGACCTGCTTGTCGGACTTCATCTTGCAGCCGGTCACTTCGGAGTAGGTCTTGAACACCTTGTGCCAGAAGTACATTTCCTCATCGGACGGTTTTTCCGTACCGAGGTCGGCACACCAGTTGTCCGAGAAGCCTTGGAGTCTGGCGCACTCGGTGGGTGTCAAACGGCGGACGGTGTATCCGCTTTGGATAGCGCCCGGTCCTTTTGCCACCAGTGTCGGCTGAAGCTCCTTTTCAAAGGTCGGAGTGAACTTGGCGTTCTGCCCCTGGTTGAAGGTGTCTCTGCCGATGCCGTAGCAAACGGCGGTGGGGTCTTTGTAGTCACGGGCAAGGACGGTAGGAGCCTTATCTTCGGAAACCTGGGCAAAGCTGCCGGTTGTCATGGCATAAACGGCATGGCGGTCAACGGTATTTAAGGTGAAGCTGACATCCTCGTTGATGCCGTCGCCCTGGGGACCGTTCTTGTCCTCACGGCCGATCATGGAACCTTGCAGCACAAAGGTCTGCTGTTTCGTCCCTGCGTTGGCGCACACCACAGCGGAGCGGTCGCCAAGGTCACGAACCTCATCCCGCTGATTCTGCGTGAAAGCAACAACGGCGATGCCGCCCTGGTTACAGGAAGGATTACCGCCGTTGCCGTCCAGCGTCCGTGCGGTTTCCGCTTCGTAGATGCCGCTGTGGGGATTATCCGACTTCATAGCGTTGGAGTCCTTGGATGAGATGCCGAAGGGCTGAAGGACGCAGGTGAAATTGTCCTTGTCCGGCATCCGCTGATTTCCACCTGCGTTCTGTTTGGTGAGAGTCGGAGAAACCTGTCCGCCGTCCCAGCCGCAAGGCTCGAACAGCGTCTGGTCGTTGTTACAGGACAGAGTCGCGGACTTATTCTCCTGAATGAGCACACCCTTGCCGCCGCCTTCGCAGCCGGAGCGGATCTTCATCACAAGCGGTACATTGTTGCCGCCCGTGCCCATGCGTGAGGTCAGTGTCTGCACATTCCCGTCCTCGGAAAGTTTGACTCTGCTGTCGGTAGGATGGTTTTCCAGTGCGACCGCTGCGGGAACGACCCCAGCACGGAGCGTGGGAGAGCATTCCTCCTCATAGCCGATGGTGCGGCTCTTGGCAGAATGCTCGGTGCAGAAGCCTGCCGATTCCATTACGCAGGGCGGATGATGCGCTTCTGCTCGGAGTGTGGAGGTAACCTCCTCGGTGACATCCATTCGGTTGCCGCCCTGGTCATTCAAAACAATACCATTCCGACCGGTACTCATTCCGCAGTTCACGCCGAGGGTGGCGGAAGTGTCGTCCGTCAGACTGCCGTTGTATCCATCGAAGCCTGCCGCTCCAACGCAAGGCGTAAAACCTCCGGTAGCTCTTTGCCACGAGCGGAAGCCCTCCGCAGAATACCCAGACAGGCCTTCTGACTCAAATAGTATTTTTCCGGCACCTCTGCCTGCAAGATCTGCGACAAGGTAGATGCGGCGTCTTCGCTGGGGAACTCCCCAGTATTGTGCGTCAAGAGTTCGGTACGCAACGCTCCATCCGTCTCCCAGATAAAGGTCGGCGTAGGGCCATTGTGCCTTTTCAGGCATAGGCACCTCGGCATTCGGCTCGGCGATGCCGATGACCGCTTCGAGGACGGCTTTGAAGTCCTCGCCCTTGTTCGAGGAGAAGGCGCCGGGGACATTCTCCCAGCAGATCCATTTTGGATATTTGCCATCTGTGGCATACCTCATTTCTTTGATAATGCGGACGGCTTCATAAAAAAGACTTGAACGCTTTCCGTCCAAGCCGTCTCTTCGGCCAGCCACGCTCATGTCCTGGCACGGGCTGCCGAAGGTGATAATGTCCACGGGTTCGATTCTGCCGCCGTCCATAGCGGAGATATTCCCGTAGTGCTTCATAAAAGGCAGACGCTTGGTGGTCACTCGAATGGGAAACGGCTCAATTTCCGATGCCCACACAGGAGTGATACCCGCAAGCAGCCCACCCAAAGGAAAGCCCCCGGAGCCGTCAAACAGGCTTCCGAGGGTCAAAGGCTTATTCATCATGGGGTGCTACCTCGCTAAACTTGTATTCCTTGCCGTCACGCAGAACAATGACCTTCTCAACCGTGCCGACCTGCTCTATGTATCTGCGGACAATGACATCGCAAAATTTCTCGTCCAGTTCGATGGTACAGCAGATACGGTCGGTTTGCTCACAAGCAATGAGCGTGGAGCCGGAACCGTCGAAGGGGTCAAGAACCACGCTGTTTGCCATAGAGCTGTTCTGAATGGGATAGGCCAGAAGCGGGATCGGCTTCATGGTAGGATGGTCGCCGTTTTTCTTGGGCTTGTCGAACTCCCAGATGGTGGACTCTTTGCGCCCTGTGTACCACTGGTGCTTGCCTTTCTTCTTCCAGCCGTAGAGGCACGGCTCGTGCTGCCACTGATACGGAGAGCGTCCCAGTACCAGCGACTGCTTCTTCCAGATACAGCAGCCGGAGAGGTAGAACCCTGCGGCATCAAACGCCTTTCGGAAGTTCAGCCCCTCGGTGTCGGCGTGGAACACATAGATGGAGGCATCGTCCGCCATGACCTTCTCCATATTGGAAAAGGCATCGAAGAGGAAGTCGAAAAACTTCTCCGATGCCATGTTGTCGTTCTTGATTTTCCCGGCGCTGCCCTCGTAGTTCACATTGTAGGGCGGGTCGGTGATGACGAGGTTTGCTTTGCGGCCGTCCATGAGAGCGGTGTAGGTTTCCCCCTTGGTACTGTCGCCGCAGATAAGCCGATGCCGCCCCAGCGTCCAGATGTCGCCGGGCTTCGTGAAGGTAGGCTTTTGCAGCTCGGCATCCACATCGAAATCGTCCTCTTTGGCTTCGATTCCATCGTCAAACAGCTTTGACAGCTCTTTTTCGTCAAAACCTGTGAGGAGCGGGTCGAAGTCTGCCGCCTGCAAGGACTCAATCTCCACACGCAGAAGTTCTTCATCCCAGCCTGCGTCCATTGCCATGCGGTTGTCGGCGATGATGTAGGCCTTCTTTTGGACTTCCGTAAGGTGGTCGGCAAAGACGCACGGCACCTCAGAAATGCCTTCCTCCTTGGCGGCAAGAATACGACCGTGACCGGCAATAACGCCATAGTCACGGTCGATAATAACGGGATTGATGAAGCCAAACTCACGCAGTGAGGAGCGGAGCTTGTTGATCTGCTCCGGGCTGTGTGTCCGGGCATTGTTGACATACGGTACCAGCTTCGTGATGGGGACAAGCTGCATTTCGGTTGTTGTTTTCATCGGGCCAGCCCCCATTCCGCAAACTTCTCAAAGCCACCGACCGAACGGATATAGTTTCGGGCAATCTCCACGATTTTCTCATACGGTCTGCCGTCTACGGTGTCATCACCAATGGCACAGCAGAGCGTTACGGGCTTGCCGGTTTCCTGGGCTTTGAGGAAAGCGTAGATGTTGACGGACACATCCGCCTTGGACAGATCCTTGCCGTGCAGACCACCTCCTGTCACGGAGTCGGCCATATCCGAGCCGAGTTTGCGGTTGGTAGCGCCGGTGTCCACATCGGTGCCGCCCGTCCAGTCACCGAGCGGGTTGATCTCCGCATTGGGGTACAGGTTTCGGAGCGCATCCGAGGACGCATTGCTCTGACAGAGAATGAGACGGTCGCCGTCCAGAATATATTTCCCGTCATAGGGATACACGGAGAAAATGTCCCGTGCGATCTGCGAGAGCTTTTTCTGCTCCTCGGTCATGGGCATTCCCTTGAAAATGCCGTTATCTCCGCAGCGGACGCCGTTTGCCTGGTTGTCGGCGAGGTGACCGTCCTGCGGCACTTCTACATAGTCCACGGCGAGATTTCCGGCAATGCGGTGGACGGCGGCGGTGACATCTGCCTTGTCCAGCATGACGGAAGTTTCCGCAATGATGTGGCAAACGCCATGGCCGATGAGGACTTCCACGGCAATGCGGGGATCGTTTTCTTTTCTGTATGCCAGGTCAACGAGCGCACCGGCAATTCTGTCCGCCACCTTGTCCGGGTGGCACGGATTTACTTTTTTAAACATGATGGGTACCTTCCTATTGAAATTTTTCGTAATCCTGTTATAATTGAAATGGGTCGATGTCTACTCCTTCCCGATCCACCAGACCAAGGGTCCGCAAGGACAGCAGCAAACGAGAAAGAACGTACCAAAGGAAGGAGAGTGCATATGAGTAACTTTTTAACGGAAATCACGGAACTGTTTCGCTACGCAAAAACCTATAAACTTTCAACCGTAACCTTGAAAACGCCAATCATTGATTTCTCGTTTGCTCCTTCGACTATTCCGCAGCCTTCTTAATGAGGGCTGCTTTTTTTACCCCTTTCTCGCACGAAGCAGGCGCTCCATAAGGTCATCCTGCGGCGTAGACTCGCCGTATTCCGTGCTGCAGTTTTCTTTCACGATCTGGAATATCTCATTCCAGAGCCGAACCGCCTGGTTCATGTAGTTGATGCCGATGTTGATAAACGGGGACGGAATCGGCTTTCCCGTGGTGGGGTGCTTGGAGAGGAAGCCCATACGGTTGGTCATTTCCTCGCACTGCACCCAACGGGCGGAACACATGGCGTAGCGCTCCAAAAGCTGCGGCGACACCTTTGCGGCGCAG